AAATGCAGTAGTGGACTATAATAATCCATATGAATATGACGAGGGATGAAGTGGGTAAACGACTTGTCAGCCAGTTTACCCGTTTACACACATACGCAAAATTTCTATGTAAAGACCCGGATGTAGCCGAGGAATTATTTCAGGACACCTGTTTAAAGGTACTGGAAAACTATGATAAGTATGAGGACGGTACATTTTTCGGGGCTTGGTCTGCTACTGTAATGAGAAATATTTTCATTAATGATGTTAGATGGAACAGTCGGTATCATTTTGAAAACCTCACTCCTATATCTACCCGTATAGACAATAGTGGCGACCATCTTGTACAAGAGGAAATTCTCGAAACGGTAAGAAAACTTCCGCCTTTTCTGAATGAACCGATTACCATGTACATGAATGGGTTTTCCTACCAAGAAATATCCGACCAGTTATCTATTCCTATGGGTACGGTAAAGAGCCGGATATTCTCTGCACGAAAAATATTGGCTTCTGAACTAGGTGAATACGTATAATCTTTATATATTTGTGAAAATAAAAATTATTATGCTATGGGTGCAGGAGTTGATAACAGAGGGCGAGTAATGCAATGTATGAGCATTGACATCGCCACCAGTGTTTCAGATTCAGTAGTTCAGGCTACTGATTCTATATTAAGAGTATATGCCGAAACTGATGTGCGTCTTTGGAGTTTGGAAAAATCTGATTCCGAGGCTATGGGTGCAGGAGTTGCGATACCTGCCGGCATGGTTGAGTATTTTGGGGCATTACAAGGTGACTTTATTAAAGTAGAAGGTACTGCCGAGATTACTAACGTAAAAACTGTGTAATGGATATACGTAACAAAGAACCTATGTTCATAACACAGGATGGTAAGGAATATGTGGTACGACAGGGAACTGTCGGAGTTGAACGAAAGAGAATCATTTTCTTTTATGACACCACAAGAACCGTTGCCGTAGGATATGCACGGGATTTCTGTCTTGACAGCCCGGATTTATTCTCTGTTAGTAGGGTTATTACCGACAAGGAAGTTTCCTTGAGAGATGTGAAAAAAATCATGGAGAAACATTACAATGAGTTTTCCCCAGATAAATATGCAAACTTGTTGAACGACTTAGACGCTCTTTAATATGTTGGATAAAAATAAGACTGACTATGAACTTGGGATTAAAGTCCATAAGGAACTTATGAATAATGGCGTT